GCTTCATACAAGAAACAGGCGTTCCTAAACATGTAGTAAAAATAGAAAATACAGGGTTTACCATTACCGAACAATTCTCAGACCTTGTTATACTTATTAGAGCATTTTTAGATTGGCTAAAACAAAAAATAGCCCAAATTACTGATGAACTAAAAAGACTGGAAGGTACACCAAGCAATACAGGTAAGGGGAAATATATTAGTCGTCGAAATCCAAATTTAGAAACAAATGCTGTAACCTTGAAACAGTTGGCTAAACTTGAGTTAAATGAACTACTTAAGAGAAGAGATGATTTAATCCATGACATAAATATGTTTAGAGAACATCCAAATGATTATATGCTGGGACTTTCTGCTATGAGAGCCATTGATGAAATGAAAGACGTCCAAAATCAAATCAAAGCGAATATGTATGCCTGGAGAAAAATGGCAGTAAATCCTGGTGCTGCGGTGGAAGATTGGGAAGATGTAAGAATAAAGAAACCTAAGAGAAAATGGTATAAATTATTTTATGGTAGTGGGAAAACAGCCTTTGAAAATAAACTGGCTACCTTGATGTTCTCACCGGAAGAATACATGAAGGTTATTCGTATGAAGGCCAAACAACACGGTTATGAACCGGACAGTATTTCGTTCTCTGATGACAGTACCCATAAGTTACAAATTAAAACTCCGGATGGTAAGACGGTAAAGTTTGGTCGTGTTGGGTACGGTGACCATTTGATTTGGTCGTTTTTAGAAAGTAAAGAGGAGGCACCCAAAGGAATAGCGAAAAAGAAACAGGATGTGTTCCATGCTTCTCACTCGAAAATCAAAGGCAACTGGAGAAAAAATAAATACTCACCAAACAACCTTGCTTTAAACTTATTGTGGTAAATGTATTTTAAAATAAATCAATGTAAATAGGTAAGAATGCCTGTATTAGTTATGAAAGCAACAGAAGGTTTTGCCGACCGTATGACTGTTCTTGCTCATTGTATTCGTTACTGTCTCGCCAATGACACGGCTTTATGTGTTGATTGGTCAGACGGTGTTTGGGGTGCTTGTGAATTTGATTTCCATGACATCTTTGAACTATACGACATTAAAACAATGAAGAAGGACCAAGTGGTAAAGTTAATGGCCACAGGTAAAGTAAAAGTAAATCCACCTTGCTGGACTGCTAAAGACGTATATTTGCCGATTAATGAACGAACTTTTGAGGACAAGTTTGGTTTTATTTTTAAAGACGTAGACAATGACCTTGCTAAAATAGAAGGAGATGTGATTGTAACCAATGGCAAAGGAACACGTGCCTGGTACGCTGTGGATTTATTAAATCATGTTCGTATTCGTCCTGAAGTGGCAGAGCGAATGCGACCATATTTTAAGAATTTTGATTCTAATTGTTTGATTGTTCATTTAAGAGGAACAGACAGATTTGATTCCCAGTTTTGTAATGATGCCATTAAGACGGCTATTCAGTTCCCTGCTGAACTACCTATTTATACCGTTACGGACAGTTTTAAACTTTACGAAGAGTTCAAATTAGCCGTCCCAAGAGCACAATTGGTTAATCCAAAAGGTGAAGTCCTGAAATTACCGAAAGGAATGAAGAATGGAACACACCTGACGATTCCTCCTATTTTGAAGAAGTATGATTGTGACAAATTTCAAATGGTCATTGATTTATTAGTTGATTTTATTTGTATTGCTTCGGCTAAATTTAGCGTGGGATTGAAAGAGAGTTATTTTTATAAACTTGCTCGTCAGTTTTCCCAACTTCCTCCGGATTATTTAGAACGCTTTACATGCGGTACGCAGCCATAGCATCCATATGACCTTTCATTTTGTGTTGTTTACCAGCACCGACTTTTCGTTCGAGGTCTTCTTCAGGAGCATGAGGAGCAGCCGAGAGGATGTCTTGTTCAGTGAGTACACCCTTAATAATACGACTAGAACCTTTGATGGTTTCGAAGAAACCACTGGAAATAGGAACAATGTATAAGTTCATATTATTGGTTAAGTCTTGACTGAACTGGTTACCAACCGTTAAGTTGACCTGTAAAGTGAAGTTACCAACAAGACCAGGCGCTTGACCGGCTTGTAAAGCGAAGTCACGACCAGGACGTAAGACTAACGGACCACCAACCGCAGAGGTGTAAATAGAAGCCGAACTGGATGTACCATACGCACGAGTAATACCACGCCAAGAAGCGAAATCCATGTCTACACCATTGTTAACACTCATTTTGTATAACTGGTATTGAGTGTGATTGGCTAACAGACCTGAGAAGTTGTCGAAGTTGATGCTGATGGCTTCAATAGGGACAGTGAAATCACCGTATACAGAAGACCAGGTAGTAACTGTATTGGTACCAGCAGTTACAGGACCAGTGGTGAAAATAGTAGCATCCGGAGTAGAAGGTTTGACATATATTAAAAGTAAGTCAGGAATGTTCGGTAAAGTAATCGTGTTACTTTGGAGAAGGTTACTCGTGGATGAAACACCTTTCGAAGTTGGGAGGGCATTTAATGTGGAAGCGATGGTTTGGAGACCAGTAGTGATGTAACGAGGAAATTCCATGTAAGGAACTATACTTTTCGGGGGTAACGGAACATCTAACGCAGGGGTTAAGAACTGAACCGAGAGAGCAGGTTGGTAGGGGTAAGGAGCAAAAGTACCGGATGCGGTTACACCTGAAGTTACCCATTGAGGAACACCTAAACTCGCAATAGTAGTGGAAGCCGTACCAATCGATTTACTATAAATCGAACTGGCAAAACGAACACAACGAGAAGGAGTGGGCGCAATGTTACATTGGACTTGGAAGTTTTGAACACCGAATAAACCAGTGGAGAGTTCATGAGAGTCACCAAAGATGAACGGAGGTAAGATTAATTTTTCAGTGGATTGCCAACGGATGTAGACAGTTTGAGCAGTTCCCGTACCATCCGTGATGGGAAGACCTTGAGCATTGACATTCGTACCTGCTGTAACAGTTCCGGTTGAGTTACAGAACCACCATTGAGTGAAAGCACCGTTAGGTTCTTCATCCGTCGCAAAACGAGTACTGTAGGCACCAAGAGGTGAGTTTTCATATGTTTGGGCATCGGCTCCAATAGCGTATAAGTCTAACATAGTAGGACAGGTACGTTGACGACGATTTTTGGCAACATCTTGGAGACGTAAGACTTGATTTAATACGTCTTGAGTGTTGACGGTTACAGTGGCATCGTTAATGGTGGCCGTCATTTGAGAAACACCTTGATGGTTAGGGAACGCAGCGAGGGCAACATCTTTACCAGGATTGAATAAGATTTGACCAGCAGAACCAGCGGAGGCAGCCAAGTTGACAGCAATACTTACTATACCACCCGAAATCCAATCAACAGCACGGTCGATGAAGACGTTTTCAGACGGAACAATCACGTTGAATTGCTGAGAAGTAGCGTTCGCAGTTTGGGCGTTGAACGTTACGTTCGTTAAACTTAAAGCACCTTTTTCAACTGCGTACTTCGGTTTTGTTTGAACAACACGGGGGTCATACACGGAAAATTTCGAAACTTCGGAGGTCGCCATTTATAAGAACTCAAAGGAGATTTTTTTAAACTAAACGACGCTTACGCCGTCTTGCGAACAAAACGAAGACGAATGGTGAAACTGGAAGAGTTATACATGCGAAGAGGAACCAGTTCGTTCGTTAATCGATTGCGCCAACATACTCTGACGTCCAAGTTAATTATACCATCATGAACGGGGTCAAGAGCCGAGAATAAGGGGACGAGCGGTTTATAATCAATGAATCCACGCCACATGTCTGCGGTTATAGCATTGATGGGTGTTTCCAGGAGAACTTTTTGAGAAGCACCCGTTGAAGCCGTAGAACCACCAGCGTTACTATTACCAAGTTGAACCGGAGCCGCCGTCCCTTCAAATCTTACAGGAATAGTAGAGGTGACAAGAACAATAGAAGCCGCCGGATTCCAAAGAGTACCTGTAGAAATATAGTTTTGGGTGTCTCGAATATAGAAGGGGTTGACAGTAGGAACAGTCGTAGGAGTATAAGGTGGCTGAATTTGGAAGATGGACCCAGGAAGTTGGTCAGGAATTGTATTGAATACGAACTCGGGGTAATAACCAAATACAGTGGAAGAAGTTGACGTCCATGGAACAGCAGAAGGAGGAATCACAACCGAAGAAGGTTGGTCATAAAAGACACCTGCGAATGTAGTTGTTCCAGCCATGAAAGCAGTTCCCTGAAATCCAAAATAGACTGTGTCGAAGTTGGTTATTAAACCTTCTAAATTGGCATTCATACCCACGAAACTAAATTCTCCAGTACCATAACCCGTGTCTGCGGAAACACCAAAAATGGAGCCATACGGTTCAAGGTAGTCTGATTCACCACGAGGGCCGTCGTAAATTTGTGAGGAAGTTCTAGGTTGTGTTCCATAAGGAAGCCAACTCGTATTCGCATCTTGACATAATGAAAAGAGACCTGTATTTGTGTTAAATTCAAGGAAAGGACATTTAGTCCCGAATGTAAGACCAAGACCTGCTGGAGACGCACTTGTTACATACGTCTTGACTGCTCTCCAAGCCGTTACAAGAGCATTGTTAAAAATAGTAACAAAATGGTCATAAGTATAACCATAATAATAAGGACTCTCGACTTGACGAGGAGTGGCTGTTGTAGGAACCACAACAGAATTATTTAAATTTTCAGGAATCCATGTAAGAGGAATAGTTACAAGAATACGCTTGGAGCCTACTTGAGTAGATTGCCAACCAAATGTAACTGTATAAATGGTTCGGTTAATGTCAGGTGTAGTTGTTGTATAGGTTAGAACGGCTGTAGAAGAAGCACCTGTTTCAGTTCCAGCAATTGTAAAAGTTGTAGGAGTAGGAGTAGCCAATACAGTTGCGTTAGTCGCATTATACCCTGCCGTTGGAGAAGCACCTGTAACTGTAACTATGTTTCCAGCAGTAAGACCATGATTAGTAGATGTGGTAAATGTTTCAACTGTTCCTGTTCCTGACGTGGCAGTTATAGTACGAGAGGCCTGAAGAACAGCATTGGGTTGGATTTGGGGAATCCAAAGAGGAATGTTCTTTTGAGCACCGTTGATGGTAAAGTTGTCGACGCTCAAGACATATTTTGAACTGTCCTTTATGAGCGGATTTTGACGTGTGTCCTGGAAGAACAATTCGGGGTCATTTTTACGTTGGTCCGTTTCTACAGTATTATTCACGACTGTGGCGTTGTAATAGATGTAGTCTCCTTCAGCAGAAGTGCCTGTAATAACTTGAGGTGTGAACGACATTTATAAGTATTGCGGTTTATTTCTTTGAGTTTTTTTACCCTCATTGACCTATTAAATAATAAGTAAATCCGGAAACGAAATCATCAGGAGAGAGACCTGAACCTTTTATAAGTTTCGTATATTCCGGTAAGGAAAGGTGCTTGAGGTAGAGACGAGTTAAACAATGACGCCCGCAAGTATTCACATCCCGTTTGTCTTTTTGAAATTGCGTTTTATTGACAAGTAACTTGTATGGACTGGATTTTATTAATTTGGAAAGGTGAAACGTGTCCTGCCCGAACTCTTCTAATTCTTCAGGCGTCAACCATTTGCTTTCTCCGTCAGGCCCGTATTTTCCATACGGGTCAAAGTATTCCAAGACCTTTGTTCCCCTTCTTTTGAGTAGGCATACCCAGTGTCCTGTATTTTGGTCCTCGGTTAAATAGAGAAGCATTAAACGGCCTTTTTGGTCAAGTACCTGGTCTATATTTGTCGCATTCAAGAGTTCAGGGTAAGAAACAACTTTTAAAGTCGGTATGATTTTTTTGATGTCCTTGTCAGAAAGACTATACGCTTTGATTTCCTCCGCTTTCCCCTGTTTGCGTAATGCTTCCGCTTGTTTGATGGCCATCTGTAACGGTACCGGTTTGCGACTTATTGCTGTCCCTCCATAGTATGTTCGAAACCCTGACGTCTTGCGGAGTTCGTATGGTAAGATTTGAATCGACATTTGTTATTCCTACAGGGTAAATTGTAATTTTCTCTAACCCATTGAGTTCTTCGGGTTTGGAAATTTCTTTTTCATTATGAAACTTGTCCTGGAATACTTTTATAATTTCAGGAGGAAGTAATGGACTTATTTCTTGTAAGCGGTCATATTGGTCTCTTACATGTTTTAAAAGTGTAGTTGGTGCTTGACGTTCTTCTCTTGGTAGACCAAGTTCCACCATTAAACTACGGTACAACCTGGAATATTGTATACTACTTATTCGGTGACCTTCGGCCCGCTTGGCCCAGCCGAAATAGGTTCCCATGACGTTCAACACAGACACGAGAAGAGAAATACATCCAAGACCAATGGAACTGGATTTGGTTTCCCCTTCGAACATAGTGGAACTCCCCACACTTAAAAACCCTGTAACTGCTGAAAGTGTTATGACGGGTAAGTCAATATAGGTACGTCGCTTGGAATATAACTCTTCGGCTCGTTTATGGCACCAGGACAAACAGTTGGCTTTTTCTCCAGTAGAGGCGAAATAATCCTCCAGGTTACTATGCCAAGAAATTTGAAGTTCAGTAGACTCGGACATTTATTTAAAACGAACCTTTCATTTTGGAGAATTTTAGAATGGGAGGTTTTGGCCCTTTTTTTGCCAAAAAAAAAGCAAGTCGGCTTGGAAATTTATTTTTTTTTTTTGGATGCGTGAATTTTTTTTTGGCTCATACCAGTTTTTTTTAACCCTAAAACCTCCCAAAACCTCCCAAAACCTAAATACATAAGAATAGTTTATAATGCTAAAAATAATAGGTCTTATTTTAGGTAAGAAAAAAACCTCCCAAATAACCTCCCAAAGTTGTTTTTATGGGTATGGTAATCGGCTTAAATGCGTGGTAAATATATACAGTATACACGTAAAATGCCTGCTTTTAAATTAGTCCATAAACCCAATATTGAAGCCCTTTTACAAGAAATAAAGGATGGAAATGAAATTATAAATAACCTAAATGACAAAATTTCAGACCTGGAAACCGAAAAAGCCATTATAGAAAGTACCAAAGACGAAGAAATAAAAGAACTCAAAAAAGAAATTGAGCGCCTAACCAAAGAACTTAATACAATAAAATCCTCGTAGAAAACGGAAAGCATTTAATATGTGGGTAAATATAATAAATAAGAATGGCGACAGGACCCACCGGAATAGTAAAATTACCCCAAAGTGAATATGACGATTTAATGTTTGAAGG